CAAAAAGTTCTTTTACTGTCATGTTACATCTCCTCTACATTCTTTTATATCTGCTTAATTTATAAATCCACAGTCGCAGTTCTGTGATGAACGGGATGTTTTTATATGTTGTCATCCGCAACTAAATATAATCGGTATTTATATTTCCGCATTACAGTTTGCGGTTGGAATGTACGCCAGTTTATATGTCTTGACGTTAGACTAATTTTTATTATGCGGATACACTTATAAAGTATACCCGCATAACATGGAAAGGAGGAATTAAATGAAAAGAGATCGTCTAATCCATAATTATATTATATTACAAGTCTAACAAATTGTAAATAGTTTTTACCATAAGTGTTTTAAATTAATTTGTAGTCAATGACAGACATTCTATCTTTGTGTATTGGTAATCCACAACTCTTACTAAACTGTTTATATTGATCTACATATCGTTTTACTTTTTGCTGTGCTATTTTAGCGGCCGGTATATTCCCCGCTTGTTGAAATACTATTTGCTCATCTTTGGCATATCTTATTCGTGTTTCCATCTGTCTTTGCATTTGAGTGCATTCGTACATCGTTATATGTTTGCCATTTGGTAATGTGTAGCCTTTATGATTATTATCTATAAATTGTTGCAACTGCTCTTTCGTGTGAAGAGGTTTAGTGACACCTACGAATATACTTCTGGCAATATGTCGGCAATTCCACATACCAATAACACGCTCTACACCTGAAAATTTTATACCTTCAACATCTTCAAAATCTTCACTATTCTGTAGCTTTTCCCATTCTTCATTCGTAAATTGATGGCCTTGAAACGGTTCGTGGTCTAAAGCACAATTAATATGTACACTTAACTCCTTACCATCTGCTCCAAGTTCTTCGCCAATCATATCTTCTGTTGCTTGTTGTATAGCACGGATACCTTCTAATATATTTCGTCTTACTGCTGTATCTAATCTTTGAGTATAGCCACTGTCCCAAGATAATCTACGAATACCGCTATCTGCAAGTTGTTTTAAAGTCCTTCGCATAGCAGTTCTATAATCTACAACACCGCTTGCACTTGCTTGTATTGCTTCGTCAATAACTGACCTATAAGTATCATCGATAGATTGAAACTGTAATGTTCCAGGATATTTTTGATTTCGTATTAAAAATCCAGTTGCACGTGAGTGCGATAAATTAGTATATTCTCCCGCTGTTCTATCTCCAACGATCCTAACTGTATTTTGTAATTTAGTATTTTTTTCATAGGGAATAAATGATTTGTGACGATAATCATAGAGCGGTTTTGCGTCTGTATTTGTACTTATAGCAACATCTTTTATGATAGATTTTATATCCCGTACTTGTAGGTTAGATAATCTTGCAAGTTCAGCATTCATTTCTCTGATATCGGCGCCGTACTCTACAAGAATTTTCATCCTATTAATATCGTAGGGAGATATTGTACCTATCTCCCTCACCTTATTTGCTATCTTTGTTAATACATAAGTATTAATAGATTCCTGACGAGTCACGATTGGTTGAACTAATTTATCAATCGTACTTTCACTAAGCATTATTTACCTCGATTATTCATTTCAAATTGCATAGCCATGTCAGATTGCTGTGCTTGCTGATTCTCTTCATCAATCTTTGCCAATGCTTCACGTGCTTGTGCTTCTGTCTCACCGAAATACCACATTCTATTTTCTAACTTAGACGTAAGACCATTTTGCATGAGTGTAATACGTTTATTTATTTCTTCATTAATATCTACCATTATACTATCATCCCACTCAAAGTTGACCGCATATTCACCCTCTGGTGTGATTTCATATAATGTCGCATACACATTCATGATATAAATAACATCACGTATGGCATCTTCAATAGCTTGCTGTATATCAGCATTTGTTTGATAACTTCTCTGTTTAAGTATCTTTAACTCTGTCGCAGTTCTTGCAACATCAGCACTGTCAGACAGTGTTCCTCTACTAATACCGCAAACATCTTCTATTCTCATAAGAATAGTATTTAAACCGTTGATATAATTAGTATCTCGCAGACCCGGTGCATAAGGATAATAAGTATCTGAATCAGAACCTAAATCCAATTTTCTATACAGACGTTGCTGTAAATGATTTGGTCTTGATTTAATATTACCGTTTGCATCTATGTCTGGACGCAACGCATCTCTATCAATATCAATAGCCATCTCACCTGCTTCATATTCCCATAACAATCTGCTATATTGAATATCAGCATCCCTAATCAAGTCAACGGCTCTACTGAATCCGGATATACCAAGAGGACTTGTTGGGTCTATTGTATTGGCTTCGGGCATCTTGAAATAACTGAATAATGGCTTAGCAACATTCCTAATCGTTGTTTTTGGCTCTAAATCTTTCCACTCAGGTACAGCAGAGAGTTCAATCTCTTCTCCTAAATCAGCGTTATCTATATCGCCTGAACTTCTTAAGTTATTAGACTTGTACGCTTTATTTATAATGGTAACTGTGTTCTTCTCCCACTTATGATATTCCAGTCTACGATATATTTGATTCTTTTCTACTTTAGACTGCACAAAAGCGGCTTCTGTAATTCTACCCGACGCATCAAAAGCAAATGGATAGAAAGCATCTGCTTGAATAAAATCAAATTCGATATCAGCAGTTGGTATATCTTCCTCTTCGCCTTCTACTGGTTTATTAATAACAATATAGGGCTTTATTACAAGGCCACCTTTTGCAATACCGTATTCAATCTGCTTTCGTAATTGCTTTTTTAATTTCTTATACTGACTTTCCAGATATTCTGCTCTAGAAGAATCACCCACAACCCGGTCTTCCATTATCGTTTCTGGTACCGTTGGTTTTGGTACAGGTATCTGCTCACCGTCCGGACCCATGGTATATTCAGGTTCACCTGGATAATCTGGATTAGGAACTTCGACTTCCTCTGTCAGTGGTGTTATCTCGGATTCTAATTCCAATAATGCTGTGCGTGCTTTCTCACTTGCTATCATAGCAGGTAATCCAAGTGATACAATATTCGTTGGGTCATCATCATTAGGTTGATGTAGCCACGGCGCTTTATTAAGATACAAATTAGTCCAATTTTGAATTGCTGTCTCCATCTTAGGGGAAATGGCATAAGATACATGCAGTTCATTCTGAATGGTTCTACTTCCAATCATACCTCGTATAATCTCCTTTAACCTTGCTACTATATTGCCCCACATTGACATTATCGTCTACCTCGTCTGCGTTTCTCATAATCACTGGCAGTATATCCCATAGCTTCTGCCATACGCAAAGCATCCTCATAACGTGTGGCTGTAAATGTATGTGTGCCATGTGTTGTATCAGAAAACGTATATTCCTGTGTTCTTGAACCAACAAACCCAACGCTTTCTCCCCAACCTTTAGGCACAAAATCGGAGCGCTGACCGGCATCATTTAAACCAAAATATCCCTGCCCTCTGGGATTAGCATCTGGATATTTACCTTTATACTCCTTTTTGTGGTTGACGCTATCCCAACCATACATATATTTTGCCATTATACTGCCACCTTTGAATTAATTAGTCTCTTAAACAATATGTTACCTTCTAATTCATTCGATAAATCTTTACCGTATAATAAAATTGTTTCAGGCTCTAATGTATCAAGCACTCTTTGCCAATTCGATTTCAATGCTTTAAAATTTGCCCATCTACCTTCACCCATTGTAGATATTGCTATTGTACTGTGTTTAGGGACTCCATCTAAGCACCAATCTAAATCTTCGTCATTACCCCATGTTATCGTAGGAATAACTTTCATCCCGTGTTCTTGCCAATATCTACCGCACCACATTTTACGATAAATATTAAACACTTTCAGTGCCTTGGGTATATCTGCATACGGTGAAAAATCTGGAGATAAAACGAACGCAAATTTTGACAGACATTCTGTATATCTATCCGGATATTTCCACACACGTTCAAATTGATAATCATGTAGAAAGAAATGCACCCCAATATTTTCCGGATGTGTTTCTTTCAAAGCATAATTAAATCCTTGCAAAGGTATATTTTCAAGATTATCTATATGAACGGGATACATATTAGGAAAACCATATTCATTTGTTATTTCGAACCTACCATAAACAAGATTATGAATATTCTGCTCTAAGATTCTTGTTTGATGTTTACCCCCATCATAATGCATTAATTACCTCTCCTATTTGCATATTTTTCCATGGCATATCTTGTAGCATCTATACTGTGATTATTCTCATCCGGATAAGCAGATATAAAATTACCATCTTTATCTTGTTCATACTCATATTGTGTAAACTCTTTAAATGTATATGGACATCGACGCTTATCAATATAAATATGTCTCAGACCTTGTAACCACTTGATGCCATATCGCACACTATCGGGTCCTTTGTCTGCCCCGCGTATAAATGCCCCATATGCTTTAAAATCCATTATAGATTTCGGTTCGGCACTATCTGCTATAAGCAACTCTTCGGGAGAAATTTTTTTCTCTTCCTTATATAACATATCAAATACTGTTTTATTCCGGTGATGGTATGTTCGTAATTCATCGAATATATATAAGTCCAAATGATTTCTATCAAAATGACATCGAACAAATTGAAACGGGTCTTTTGCAAATCCCCAGTCAAGTCCATTATAAATATGGTCAAATGTTTGCCATTTAGGTATAATAGCCACCGTATTACCATAAATATCGAACTTAGGAATTGGTTCATTCATATCCATATCGCACACATTCTGAAATACATCCCCGCCGGTACCAGTAGCAATACCCATATATTCATGTTCGTATGCTTTTGGATTAATTGCTTTTAAATCTTCAGCTTCATCTATAAATTGTGGACCTAACCATTCCAGGGGTACATCCAAATACGTATTTCTTACAACAAGTGTATCGTGTTGCCTGTATGCTTCACAATCGTCTGTGTATTCATTAGCCCAATTATTTCTGCTAATAGGTGGATTAAACGTTCTGAAATCCCAGAATTTATCCCCACCTCGCATAGTAGACTGCGTAACTGTACGCAATTCATTTTCACCACTAAATTGGTCTAACTCCTCAAACCATGTAATTCCAATATATCCAAATGGCGGTTTGATAGATTTTACTTTCATTGGGTCATCTAATCCCATAAAATATATCTTTTGACCCGTGGGTAAATATGTTATAGGTGTACTATATGTTTTAGGTATTTTAAATAATCTTTCTAAACCCAATTTATATATACCCCATATAACCTGGGCAAATATACTGTTTTGAATCGTGTTTGCTACTTTACGAAAACATACGGCATGACATAACGGATTTTGTATTATAAGTAGGGGGATATTTACTCCCCCCACAAAGGACGATTTTGTGCTTCCACGCCCGCCAGGAAACACATAATGCGTATGTCCGTGATTTAATATATCTTGTAATACATCATCATACATAGGTATGATGCAATCTTTCAGTGGTATCTTCATGTCGTTATAAATGCGTCAGAAAATCCCGCCGCCTTTACTTTCTTCAACTGCTTTTCTGCATTTGCTTCTTTTGTATAAGCACCTACCTGTACCTTATATATTCCTTTTACTTTCTTAATGATTGTAGAAAAACCTTTGCGTCTAAGTTTCTTTGCTAATGCGTCAGCGTTTTCTTTTTCAGAGAACGCACCAACTTGTACTCTGTAATACTTTGTCGGTGGCAATTCTTCTACGGGTATTTCCTGTTTCGTTACGCCGGCTTCTTTATCGTACTTTGTAAAGCCATTTTCTTTAATCAAATTCATGACTTTTGTTATGTATTTCGGGTCAGTAGCATAACCACCTTTAGAGATAGCTGTAATAACTTCAAGTGGGTCATCCATATAAGATACCTTTCGATACTTATATTCTCCACCACTCTTTACATGCAATAAGAACATTTCATAATCTTGTATGCAGTTCCTATAATCCCGATAAATACGAAAAGAATCCGTGATATATTTCGTTGTGCCGTTATATACTTCTGGTGTTATTTTATCAAAAGATTTACCATCCCATACAGAATATTGTTGCCACGTATTGTTGAGAAGTTCTGTTTTCATGCCAAGCAGGTTATTATGCTTTACAAGTTCTATAGCATCCGACCCAAGTCCATACCCAGTTTCAAGACAGCACTGTGCAATCACTACAGACGGAATTATATGATTTTCTTTATATAAAGATACAGCTATATCAGCAACTTTATTTATAAAATCCTGTTTAGACTTTGGCAAACCTTCTGCGAAAGACGAACCGTTATCCACAAGACCGTTTACATACACTAAGTTACCTTTATAGTCATATACAGAATATCCGGGAGGACAATCTGCTTTTGCTTTATCTAAATTCTCATATGCTCCAATCTGACTATTAGCGTCATCCCATGATTTTCTAATTCTATACCATTTAGGTTCTTCTTCAGTGTTGCCCAGACGTTTATTTATTTCAGATGCTATTTTACCAAGTCTACTGTAAATATAATCACCCGGACACGCTTTATTTGCGAACCACCTGTGCACAGTGATAACCATTTCATGTGCTTTGGGTTCATAAGAAAGTGTCTTATCTTTATCTCCAAACCATAAAATTTTAGTCTTACCGTTACGTTTGCAAATGTCTGTCATTAAATTTATCAGACTGTTATAAACTTGGTCATTTATGGTATACGGGTCAAAAGCATCACAGGCACATTCTATTGTTACTGCCCGATTATCATTTGTAGAACTTGAACTACACCAACTCCTGTCCTGTTCAGAAACAAATAATCCAATACGTCCGTCAAGTCCTATACCGTAATTGCTTGACGCTTGGGCTCCGGCTGTACACAGCCATCCTGCCATGCTTTCTACACTTACCTGACCAACATAGCAGTGTGGCGTGATTCTATCAATACTGTGATTTCTTGGGCTGTTACGATTTGGAGAGATTTTAGTATAACTAACAAGTGAACTATTGGTATAGCCCATATCAGTCATCTCCCTTCATTTCTTTATGAATTTTATATAATATGCGTATAAACAAAATATAACATGCTAAAAGTATGATTACAACTGTTTTTAACATTATTCATCCA